CGTAGAGAGCAAAGTCTTTTTCAAATACTCCGGATAACCTGCAACAGAGGATGATGAGTTAGACCCTGCTGAAATACTATCCCCACCGCAAAGGACAGTAGTGCAACCGCCTACTGTATGGAAAATTACACCTACAGGCATTTGCAAACCGTTATCCGCAGTCAATGCAGCAACTGCTGCCAATGTGAAATCACCAGATCCCGTCAATTGATCGCTGTAAATCTCAGAACCTGATACTGTTCGCAAAAATGACGAAGTGTTGCTGGTATCAAAATATGGAATTCCTGCCGTCAATTTAAACGTGCGTACCAATACCTTATATTCAGTACCCTCTGTTGGTGCAATAGACTGCACCGGCATTATGTCGCTGATGACATACGTATAGTCAAAAGTCGCAGAGTTTGGCGCAGCAACTAATGGAGGTTGTGTAAGTGCGCCGCTGTTAAATGTCAACTGCGTATAGGTTAAACCTGTTCCGAGTCTACTGCTAGAAATAGCGGTAGGAGCAACGGAGCAATTGAGCGTTGCAGATAAATCTACCGCTGTTGCATTAACGTAAATTACTTGTATTGCATAGAACGGCAGTGGGCAACTAAACATTGTTTGGAATGTCGAGTTTGTTGCACCGCCCGACTGAACTTCTCCAGCCACTGAAAAAGCATGGCGTCCAATTGACTTGCGGATATTTGCAGGCAAAGCTCCCCCACTCGGCCCCACCAGCCCCGTTACGTTGCCAGAGGAGTCTGTAGAGTATTGTGCAGCACCACCAATATTTAAATTGGGATCTAATACTTGATTCTTAGCTGAATCATATTTAGCAGTTACAAATGAAGTCATTTGAATTACCTTTAAACTGGCTTACCAAATTTATCTGTTAGACCTTTGACATAAGATCCATCTTGCAGCAATGATAAAACTTCCCCTCTCTGAACTGAATTGGGGGTAGAATTCCATGATATGTGAACCCAAGTATGCTCAAGAATTAACTGATCCCATCCAATTACTTCTTTGTTTTCCAACAGTTTCTGACATATTTGTGTGGGTGAACCAAATCCAAAACACACAAAATCAACAGCTTCACCTTTGATATGTTGTGAAGTATCTTTGCTTCCCAATGCTCTGTTTAATGCAATGCATCTAATCCACGAATCTACACTAATAGATTGTCCCAACAATGCTCTAACTTTTTCCATCTTCAAAGCAGTTTTAGTTGCATTGGAAATAATCATCTGAGATTGACAAGCATTATCAATCCCATTAGTTACAGCAGTGCGAGAGAATGTAGCTTCCTCAAGCGTGAAATGATCAGACAGTTGAAATGACATTATATATTATCCGGTTTAAAAATTAACAAAGCAGTACCAATTGCATACCCAATTTTTTGACTTATGGTTCCAGCAGTTGGTGCAATAGTTCCAGCAGTATTGCCTGCATAATATGTTTGACCTATTGTCAATCCACCAATTGCAGTACATAATCCACCCAACATAACTTCACCATAAGAGCCAGCAGTTACTCCACCTGCAGTAGAGCACCAAGCATGGATAGGTTTACCAGCAGCAGATGCATTAGATAATCGTGCATTAAGCACTCCTGCATTGTTCCAAAAATTAATCGTTGACCCATAAGCGGCAGTATCTGAAAATAAGACATATAACCTCTGGGTGTTCTGAGATAAGAGAGTAGTTGTCGGAGAAGTTTGTGAGAAATATTGGGCGTCTTGCGGTAATGCTCCAGTGTATGCATCAATTGCAATAGTAAGATTCCGTATTGCATTATATACTCGAGTAAACTCCGCAAAAAATGTTGGATCAGGTGGATCAGGTATGTTAGGTAAACCAGTATTAATAGAAGATTTGTATGCCATCTCTCTACCTCTTTCCACCAATATGGAATGTGAGAGTAAATCCTGACAATGCAAATCCACCAATTAACATAATGGAATGATTCTCACCAGTCTTGTGAGTTTTGAACTGTCGTTGTTTCTCACCTGATGGAGTTACATCATAGAGAGGATAACAAATTGTTGATTCTAAAGTACCACCAGAAAATGAAACCAAATCATAGGCAGAAATGGTTTGATTAGTTTCTACTGATTGAAATGTTAATTCTTCCAATGTCAAGAGTCTGGAGCGTACATACTGGAATTTACCCATCAGGATCACACCGAATGAGTTAGCAAAATTAACTGATGGATTTACTAATTTAACTTCACCTGTTGATTTAAGAAATGCTATAGACCTTCGAGGAGCATCTGCAAGAATAGGATCAAGATACTCATACTCAAAACAAGACACATGATCTTGTTTAAGTTTTCCATATCTCTTTTGAGTCATGTCAAAAACAATTGCATGAGTGAGAGCGGAGACACCGTAAGAAATAACAAGATACCGGTCTGCAACAGAGGTAATCTTTTTCTTCATGGGAAGAGTCAGAGCAGTCTTTGTGAAAGCTAATGTGGATTCATCAAAATCTTCGAACACAGAACCTGCAAGAAAATCAGTAAGTTCTGGAAATAGAGTCTGAGTTGCAGTGGCAGTTACTGTTTGAAATCCAGAAGTTGTGTATGCATATTGATTACCAGTGTTGGCATCATAAGTTACATAATCTCCAGTCGAGCATCCACCTGAAGATACAACTTCTTTAAAATTGAATGGGTACCTAGAGTTTCCAGAGTATACGCCAGATACAATGTTTGATGTTGTGTAAACAGTGATACCGAATGTTGCAGGAAGAACGATTGTTATGGGACCTCGGGCGCCCTCAGGAGCAATATTAGATGCACCGGTTGTAAGAGATGGAGTAAAATCAACTGAGTTAGTTGTCGGATCAATGTCGAGAACTGAACTCCAGTAAACAAACTTATTATCATAAGCAATCATATACCCTTGATATGCAGTGATACCAAGAATGTTAGCAGGAGTTAGTGCTGTAAGAGTTACAGGAACCAGAGTGTTAAGAACTGAGTTCCACTTATAGCAACCAATTCCAGAGAAGAATATGTAAGATATTCCCTGAACTGTTGCATAAGTTATTGATGTTGTTGATGTGTATGGAACAGTATTGGAAATGGGTAACCACTGAATTCCACCCAAAACAAATGTGTAATGTTGTCCTGATTGCTGAGGAGAAAAATAGAATCTGGGTCCATTGACATTCACACCAACAACATTGGAACGTAAGAGTTGTGCTGCGGAAAATCCAGTATTGTTGTTTCCGAGAGCTGGAATAATTGTTTCATATCCCACAGATGAAAATCCGTACGGAGCCGGAAGAACATTGTGCATATAAAATGGCGTAGCAACACCAACATCTCGGTCCACATCTTCTGTAGATACGAGAGAGCGATTAAATGTGTTATCAGGTCCAGGAACTATAACTGTTCTGGCTTGGAAATCAGTTAGAAAAGGAAATGCTTTTGCTGATAGATTTCCACGATAAACAATTTGTGACATTAGAATTTATTTCCGTATGTTTTATGTTGTTTAGGTACAGACTTATCAAATGGCTCTAAGAGATAACCTACAATTTTTAGAGAGATCCACTGACGATAACCGCCCAAAATAAGAATATTGTAATCCAAGCGGGCAGAAAAGAATAGGCGATCTATGTTAGGAACTTGCACACATAGAATGGTGCCCCACATGACGTTAACATAAATGTCATAGATCACACCAATTATCCACACAAATCTGAATCGAGATGTGTCTCCTGCAAGAATGTTGTAGAGGAAATAGAACAAACCCCACATAATTGGGAGAGATGTGAGATGAAAGATTAGGAGGTATTTCATGGCAGATATGTGGATTGAAGTTTGTACATTAGAAAAGCCTCGCGCTAAACGTAAAGAATGACGTTGCAGAACTTGAAAAGGTTGAAGAACCTAAAGCTGTAACAATCCAATACATTGAACCACCGTAAGGACTTGCAACTGCAAAACCACCACCACTTCCATTTGTGTAATTTGGAGTTCCTGTAAGGGCTACAGTTGGAATGGCTCGCATGGTTGCAGGAAAAGTAATCGGGTAATAAATGCCACCCGCATTTGTTTGGTATCCCGTAACAAGCCACGCATTTAAAGCGCCACCGATTTGCCAGTAATACCTCTGCGCCAATTGAAACTCATTAGCCCTGCGCTCAAACACTGTCGGAGCAACAGAACCTAATCTGCAATCAACGCCTGTGATGTTGAGAGTAGAGCCAGCTACTTGGTTGACGAAAGTTACAGAGCCAGAGGTGCGGAAGAAGTTGCCTGCCTGCCATGCTCCCGCAGTAGTGTTGAAGTTGGAGCCAGAGCCTAAGTCCCAAGAAATAAGCAATCCAGATGTGTTATCGGTTGCCCAAGTACCCGTTACATCTCCAACCAATGTTATTTTTATAGGAGCCCATGAAGTTGTAACGCTTACCGTTCCAACATAAGAACGATTGTTGGCAGCGTTGCGAAGGGCAATAGAGTAGGTTCCAGCAACAGAACCTTTTATTTGATTACTGACGGTAATGGTTGCTGCCCCAGCGGTTCCTAGCTGAAAGTCAATTACATCTTTGCCTTCTATCGCAGTTAACAAGATAAAAGAATCAGTGGCAGCGGGAGAATATTGCAAGGCAACAGTAATTTTCATGCTGTTTTTTAGTCCCGCTGGGGCGTCTGGAACTTGTTGAAAAGTTAACTTAGATGCCTGACTTACAAATCCACCAAACATATCTGTCAAATAACCAACTGCCGCAGGAGTAACAGCCGCACCAGAGTTAACTTGGTCAATCTCCTGTGCGCCATTGATAATTCTGTTACCATACATAAATCCACTAACAGCTTGAGAGATTCCAGCAACAGAAGAATAACTCAAAATCTCAACAATTCCGTATGCAGTTGCACGTAAGATACAAGTGTCACCTGCACGTGTTAATATATTACCTCCCACGTTTGTGACAAGGGAAGCTGAGTTAACAAGAGTATTTGCGCCTGAAAACGTTATAAAATACAATCCACCAGCATCTACACTGAACCCAGTAATTGTTGCAGCCCCTGTAAGGTTTACATTTCGGGAACCAATGTTTGTATATAGAAGAACTGGATTTGCAATTGCTGCAACATCAACTCGCAATGTGTTTGACAAGTCAGTAGCTGCAACAGATTTAATATAAGATACAACAGCCCACCCATCAGAAATTCCAGCAGTTGCTTTAGGTGTAACAATCATCGTATCTCCAGCAGAGATAGAAATGTTCGCTCCACCAGGACAAATAAGACTTGAAGAATTTTGAAGAGTTAGAGCGCCTGCAAATCTAATATATTTTGGACCGTAAAAATTAGTCCCAAAAGATGAAATGTTGTTTGTGCCGGTAATTTGAACTGCATTAGACTGCACTGCTCCCAAATCAACTGTTGCCGCTGATGCAACTATTAGTTCTGGGGCATTGACAAATTGCTGGCTTGTTGTTACGTTACCTAATGGATCAATGGTTAAAACATTAACACCATTGACTGAGAAATTAATGTAACCATTAGCTTGTGACCAAATTCCTGTGTCTGTGTCACCAACAAAATTAATCCCAGGAAGTCCAACAGTTCCCTTAACAAAAGAGAATGGTGTACTTGCTGGGGTTGATTGAGTGGAATTAGTTCCGGGTTGCCATAAAGAAGCAGTCATTTACATTCCTATTCCTGTAATTGCGTGTTGTTTTAGTAGCTGGTATTCATCTGCAACCATCTGCCTAAATGTTGGAACTTGTTCATCTTGTCCAATCATTTTAAATACTGTTGCTGCTGCCTCATATGTAATTGCAAATGGGTGGTCATCAGCAATCCAAGATTTGTAACCTGATTGAGTAACATCTGGGTTGGAGTAGTAACCAACTGCAAAATACTGTTGTTGGGCAAGAGTCCTGATTTGAACTTC